ATATGGTTGATCGTGTTACTGGTTGGATGGAAGACACAGCTGAAATGCAAACAGAAAGCATGCTAGAACTTGCTGATGCTATCCGTGACGAAATGGGTAGCGAGCAAAGTGAAGCATTTATAAATTTAGTCAAGCCTGCACTTGAATCAATGTATACCACAATGGAAGGCACACGCGAAGCACTCACAGGAGGCGTAGGTCTATTAACTGGTGAAGGCGAAGCACCTGAAGCAATGGGTGCAGATGACGAGATGCCTGCAGATGATGTAGACATGGAACCAACTGTTGACGACGAAGCAGAAGCAGATATGGGTGCCGAAGATGATTTTGCAGCAGCACCAGCAGCAGCTGGCGGCGAAGAAGAAGCAGATAGAGCAAAACGCGAATCAGTAGAACGTAGTCGCAGAATAGGCAGTATCCTGTCAAAAAAAAAGTAAATGAGGCCTTAGTGGCCTCAGATGATTTAATCCTAATAATGAGAAACCTCATTCAACAGGCTAATCAACGACAAATACCTCTTACATTAACTTTTGATCAACTGAATAAATTCATGAAGTCATCAGGCAATGAACAATTTAGCTATGATTCGTTCAAAGCTGCTTATGATAGCGATCCTAGAGTAAAATCACTTACAAAAAACTTTAATCAAGATGAAATCACACTTGCCACTGATGAGGAATCAGATCTTCCACAACAAGATGCAAAAGATGATGATACTGTAAGTCAAATGGCTAAGAGAGCAACTGATTTAGGTTGACATTATCTCTTAACATGCGTATAATACAAGTGTAACATAGGAATCTAATTTTGACTTTAATAACAAATCGTTTTGACTATAAACCCATCTCACGAAAAGAAATAAATGGCAAGAGGCTCTATGCCACCCCCGATGGAAATGCAGTGGCCTCCGTCACTACCATCCTTGACGCTACCAAAGATAAGACACACCTCATTGCTTGGCGCAAGAGGGTGGGTGAACAAAAAGCACAGGAAATTACCACCGAAGCGGCGGGGGTTGGTACACGTATGCACAAATATCTTGAGGACTATATTGAATTTGGTGAATGGCCTACTCCAGGGTCCAATCCTTATGCGCAACAAGCGCACGGAATGGCTGAGGTTATTCGTGATAATGCGATGGCCCATGTGGATGAAATATGGGGGTCTGAAGTAAACCTTTACATGCCCAACATGTATGCAGGAACCACAGACCTAGTGGGTCAGTACAAAGGACGACCCTCCATTATGGACTTCAAGCAAACCAACAAACCCAAGAAGGTTGAATGGGTAGTGGATTACTTCCTTCAACTTGTAGCCTATGCAGAAGCGCATAATGAAATCTACGGCACTGACATATGTGAAGGACATGTGTTTATGTGCAGTAGAGCAGGAGAGTATCAACAGTTTGATGTTTGGCCAGATGAATACCAAGAATGGCGCAATGAATGGTACAACAGAGTCTATCAATATTACGAACAATACGCATAAATATAATAAAATGTGTAGGAGAATGATGTGGCTGTAGTCCAGATATCTAAAATTCAAATTCGTAGAGGTAGAGAAAACCAAGGAACCGGGCTTCCACAACTTGCTTCCGGTGAGCTTGGTTGGGCAATTGATACACAAAATCTCTACATTGGTAATGGTGCAGTCAGCGAAGGTGCGCCGCAAGTTGGTAATACTAAAGTACTAACAGAAAACGATAATATTTTCGCATTTGCAAACCAATATACATACCTTACCAACGATAGTAGAATTGTTACTGGCTCATCTGCAAGTGCTCCAATACAGCGCAGTTTACAAGGTAGATTAGATGATATCGTTTTTGTAAACAACTTTGGAGCCAATGGAGATGGCACAGTACAGACCAGTTCGATTCAAAGAGCAATTGATAATTTATATCTAAACACCAATAAAGAATTTACAGAGTTTAGATTTGAATTACAATTTGGTCCGGGTATCTATGTAATTGACGACAGCATAAAAATACCTCCATACTGTAATATCAAAGGTGCAGGACCGGATAAAACTATCATACGTCAAACCAGCAATAATCCAATATTCCAAATGGTAAACAGCAGTAGCACAATTGGCAACTATGATATTACTAGTGCATTGACAGCGGCAAACCAGCCAAACACAATTTGCATCACTGATATGAGTTTAGAACTTGACGGTGTTAGAAATAAAGCAATTGATGCGACCAGTATGGTTAACAGTGAATTTAGAAATTTAAAAATTGTAGGCGAATGGCCGCAGACAGAAGGTTCGATAGATTGGAATGAATCTGCAATCTGTCTAAGTAGTTTTAGTGACGCTGTAGGAACTAGTAACAATTTATTCAGTAATATTAATATACAAGGATTTACCAGCGCAGTGTATGCTGATGATGATATAGCGTTATGTAAATTACAAAATTCTACAATCAAAGACTGTGCCTACGGTGTTGTTTTTGGTAGAATAATAACTACAAACACAGGTTCAAGAACAGGACCTATTGATAACACGATCGAAGGTAACGTGTTTGATAACATACACAAGCACGGCGTGTGGATAGAAAACGGTACAGAAAACTTTACCAAGCATAACAAGTTTTATAATGTTGGCAACGATGGCGGAACTGATGCAACAGCAGTGACTAGCATTATTAAGTTTCCTAGATTTGGAAACAACAGCATTGATGATTATTTCCAAAGAACAGAAGTAATGAGCTATGGTTCTGTGGTTACAGTAACCAATGCAAACAGTGTAAACTTCCAAAGCGACACAGTAATATACACACCAGAAGTAGAAGGTGTATTTAATTACAAAAGTCACACCATGCATAGTATAGACGTAGACTTTACTAATAGTAATTTTGTTACAGCATTTAGATTGCCTGCTAACCAAACACGTTCTTTTACAATCGATTACAAATATGTTCCGGGATCCCTAGCAGCAGTAAGAACGGGACAGATAAATGTCTTTGTGGATAAAATCAACGATGCTGTGATGCTTGATGAAGAATTTAATTTATCTGCAACTAGTCAAACTGTTTACGATAATCTTGTTTTTCGCTCTAAGTTAATAAACATTGGCAGCCAGTCTGATCCAAGCGATACTGTAACTGATACAGTGTATGTAGAAATGAACAGCACCACTTCCGGCGATAGTGGAAAACTATACTTCACAATCAGCTCAAAATCCTAAAATAATGGTTGACCTTGTTATTAACACAGTGTATACTAATCACTATGAGAGTATCCATTGATGTTTAACAAAAAATACGAAGACCAACTATCTCTGTGGCGAGACTTTAGAATGCAATTAGAATCTAGTCCTGACCCGCTCCAAAATGTTATAGATTTTTATGCCCGTGCTCCACTAGTAAGCATCAGCACAGATCCTTGGGATCAAAAGACTTGGCCAAATCCCTGGGAACTCTTAAAAATGAACGAGTACTGCGATTTCTGTATCGTGCTAGGAATGTGCTATTCATTACAGTTAACAGAACGTTTTTTGGAGTCAAAATTCGAGATACATATCAGTACGGACCATGAAAAGAGTAAGATGTATTATCTTCTTTTTGTGGACAACAACGTTTTAGGATTTAACCACGATGTTTATGTAGACAGAACCACGTTACCACAAAGTCTTGTGTCGCAACGTGAGTACATCATGCCTGCTCTGCACTAAATATCAGATATAGATAAAAAGATAGGAGAACACATGTCTAATGGCATAAGCATCGTTAAGCGTAACGGAAAAAAAGAACCACTTAATATTGATAAAATGCATTTTGTAGTAATGCATGCTTGCGAAGGACTTGCGGGCGTAAGTGCAAGTCAAATAGAAATGAATGCCAATTTACAATTTTATGATGGCATGAGTACAGCAGAAATACAAGAAATTTTAATCCGTAGTGCAAATGATCTTATTTCGTTAGACGCACCAAACTATCAATACGCGGCTGCAAGACTGCTTTCTTATGGAGTTAACAAGCAGGTATTTGGTCGTTACGAGCCAGTTACACTTGCCGAAATTATTGAAAAAAATATCGAACGCGGGGTATATGATGCAGAAATTCTTGAGTTATACTCAGCAGACGAAATTCGCAAAATGGACATGTATATTAATCACAAGCGTGATGAAAACTTTACCTATGCAGGCTTGCGCCAAGTAGTTGACAAGTATCTAGTACAGGATCGTTCTTCAGGAGAAATATTTGAAACTCCTCAGTTTATGTACATGATGATTGCGGCAACACTGTTCGCTAACTACCCAAAAGAAACACGCATGCATTATGTAAGGAGATATTACGATGCGACCTCGCTTTTTAGAATCAATATCCCAACGCCAGTCATGGCAGGAGTCAGAACGCCAGTGCGACAGTTTGCTTCATGCGTCCTTGTTGATAGCGACGATACCCTTGATAGCATCTTTGCCAGCGATATGGCTATTGGACGCTATACTGCGCAAAGAGCAGGCATCGGAATCAACTCAGGACGCATCCGAGGAGTAAATTCTAAGATCAGAGGCGGCGAAGTAGCACATACAGGTATTATTCCGTTTCTTAAGAAGTTCGAAAGCACAGTGCGTTGTTGCACACAGAATGGTGTGCGTGGCGGTAGTGCCACTGTCCACTTTCCATTTTGGCATCAAGAGATTGAAGACATCCTTGTGCTAAAGAACAACAAAGGCACAGAAGACAACCGTGTGCGCAAGCTAGATTACTCAATTCAGTTAAACAAAACTATGTACGAAAGGTTGTTATCCGGTGGAGACATTACTCTTTTCTCGCCACATGATGTTCCTGGCTTGTATGAAGCATACTTTGGCGATGCTGACGAATTTAAAGAGTTATATGAAAAGTACGAACGTGCTACTAGTATTAAGAAAAAGAAACTGCCAGCAATGGAATTGTTCTCAGCACTAATTAAAGAACGTGCAGAGACAGGACGCATCTACGTTATGAATGTTGATCATGCCAATACACACAGTTCGTTCAAAGATACAGTGTACATGAGTAACCTGTGTCAAGAAATTACATTGCCTACCAAACCATTACAGCATATTGATGACCCCGAAGGTGAGATTGCACTGTGTATTCTTAGTGCAATCAATGTTGGTACAATCAAAGGTCTAGATGACCTAGAAGAACTGTGTGAGCTTGCTGTTCGTGCTCTGGAAGAGATCATTGACTACCAGCGTTATCCAATCAAGGCAGCTGAGATTAGCACAAAAGCTCGTCGCAGTTTAGGAGTAGGATACATTGGTCTTGCACACTACCTAGCCAAAAACAAAGTAGCATACAGCGATCAAGAAGCATGGAAGCTGGTACATGACTTGTCAGAAGCATTCCAATACTATCTGCTCAAAGCAAGTAACACACTTGCTAAAGAGCGCGGTGCTTGTGAGTATTTTGACCGCACTAAATACTCAGACGGCATTCTTCCAATTGATACGTACAAAAAGGATGTTGATAATATTGTAGCAAATGAGTTAAGATATGATTGGGATAGTTTACGATCTGATATCAAAGAACACGGCCTCAGGCACTCAACTCTGTCCGCACAGATGCCATCAGAGAGCAGTTCCGTTGTGTCGAACGCAACAAACGGAATTGAACCACCTAGAGGCTACTTGTCCGTTAAGAAGTCAAAGAAAGGGCCTCTTAAGCAGATTGTTCCACAATATCAAAGCCTTAAGCAACACTACACCTTGTTGTGGGACATGCCTAGCAACGAGGGTTACATCAATGTTGTCGCAGTGATGCAAAAGTTCTTTGATCAAGCTATCAGTGGCAACTGGAGTTATAACCCAACACACTTTGATAACAACGAAGTACCAATGAGCGTTATGCTTCAAGACTTACTGAACACTTACAAGTATGGCTGGAAAACCAGCTACTATCAAAACACTTATGATTATAAAACAGATCCAAGTGAACTAGAAGAAGAAAAATCAGAAGTAGAATTGCCAGTGAGGGAAGAGTCTACTAATGAAGAGGAAGCCTGTGATGCTTGTGCAATTTAGGTTGACAAACGGACCAGATCCAATTATTATATGACATGCAAAGGAAAGATAATGACCAAAACAGTATTCAATAAAGAAAAAGTAGACTTTACTAAACAGAACATGTTCTTTGGCGCTGACCAAAATACCCAGCGTTATGACACGTTTAAATTTCCACAGTTTGATAAACTCAACCAAACCATGTTGGGCTATTTTTGGCGTCCAGAAGAAGTGAGTTTGCAAAAAGATAGAGCAGATTTTGCTAGCTTCCGTCCTGAGCAGAAGCATATCTTCACTGCTAACCTAAAGTATCAAACACTACTAGACAGTGTACAAGGACGCGGTCCGTGTTTGGCATTTTTACCACACGTAAGTTTACCAGAACTAGAAGGATGTATTGTGACTTGGGACTTCTTTGAAACTATTCACAGTCGTTCATATACACATATTATGAAAAATGTGTATGCTGATCCAGCAGAAGTGTTTGATACTATTCTTGATGATGAGAAAATTATTGCCCGAGCAACAAGTGTTACCAAACACTACGATGCATTTACAGAAGCGGCGGATGCATATACCCATCGCGGTGAAGGCGACATGCGTGACGTGAAAAAGAAGCTGTATCTTGCAATGATGACAGTTAACATTCTTGAAGGCTTGCGCTTCTATGTAAGTTTTGCATGTACATTCGGCTTTGGTGAACTCAAGTTAATGGAGGGAAGTGCTAAGATTATTAGTCTTATTGCTCGTGACGAAGCACAGCATTTAGCACTAAGCACACATATTCTTAAATTGTGGAAGCAAGGAAAGGACGATCCAGAAATGGCAGAGATTGCTACAGAATGTGAACAAGAGGTTTATGACTTATGGCGCGAGTGCGTTGCAGAAGAAAAAGATTGGGCAGAATATTTGTTTAAAGACGGATCAATGATCGGTTTGAATACAAAACTACTGCATCAGTATGTAGAATATATCGCTAACAGACGTTTAAAGGCACTAGGAATGGATGCTATTTTCGAAGCTCCGGTAAACACCAATCCATTACCGTGGACACAGCACTGGCTATCCAGCTCAGGATTACAGGTTGCTCCTCAAGAGACAGAAGTAGAAAGTTATGTAATTGGTGGTATTAAACAAGATGTATCAACCGACAGCCTAAAAGGATTTTCGTTATGATAAAAATTTATGGTAAAGCTCAATGTCCTCATTGTGATCAAGCCAAGCAATTTTGTGAAATGAATAATTTTGAATATGAGTATAAACAGCTCGATGTGGACTTTAACAGAGAGTTGGTGCTTGAAATGTTTCCCGAAGCAAGAACATTCCCGCAAATTATTATCAACGGCGACAAAATAGGCGGGTTCGATAAACTTAAACAGTATGTAGAAGAAACCGGATATACCGGCTCTGGTTATACACTTTGAAAATGCTTGTCCTTGGAGGCACATCGGGTGCTGGCAAAGTTATTGCCAAAGAGTTTGATGCAGATAGCATCGGCACCAAACACGGTATGACCTCTGACGATATACTATCAAAATCTCTTGATTACGATATTACTATAAATTGTATCTCAACAGACTTCCAATATGAAGTAATGGAAAAGCTAGTGTATAACAATCCTCAAACTTATCATATCACAATGGGAGGTCTACGAGGAAGGTATCGCGATGAAAACAATTTGAAGCGCAGGGTTTACAATCTCAGCGAGAAAATTGTATTTGATAATGTACCAACAAGACACACTCTTATCAACCCAGCCTGGCTCTTTACCAGCAAAGAAGAAGCCGGATTGAAACTGATAAGCCAATCAGATCTAATAAGTATTATTAAGTTTTTAATTGGTACTGCTGACTTAGAGTCGGTAATATCACAAATCGATATAAAAGGCGGAAGAAAATGTTAATAGAAACACCATACAAAGAAGGCGATGTAGTAAGTTTTAAACTTACATCAGGCGAAGAAATAATTGGCAGATTAGAAAAAGAAAACGACACTGGTTATAGTGTAAAGAAACCAATGGTGCTTATTATGCAACAACAAGGAATGGGGCTTGCTCCGTTCATGTTTTCGGTATCACCGGACGGAAAATTTTTCCTAACTTATCAATCAGTTTCTTGTATTGCAAAAACCACAAAAGAAATTGCAGATCAATATGTAAGCACTACTTCGGGTATTGCAATACCTGCTCACGGAGTTGCATGATGCCAAATGTAAGCATTGATACTGACACAGCAGGTGGCGACATCATAGCTAGTTCTAGCACAGTTACTTTTAACAATCAAAAAGTTGTGCTAGATAATGATGCAATTGAGCCGCACGAAGATGGTGTTCATTTAAATGCTACTATTCCTGCTTCGCTCAATGCAACTGTTTCTATTGAAGGTAAATTAGTTGTGGTTGCAGGAGATACTGCTACTTGCGGCCATGTAGCAACCGGAAGCTCTACAGTCAAAATAGGTGGTTGACACTTTTCCTAAATGACTTTATAATAAAGTCATAATATGAAACTGAATAAAAAAAATAGGAAATCGATGAATAGAATTATATTAGTAGATGCCGATGGGGTGTTACTAAACTGGGAATATGCCTTTACTTGTTGGATGGAGCAACACGGACATTCTCGTATTGCTGAAAGCAAAACAATTTACGATGTTGCAGACCAATATAATCTCTCCAAAGATCAAGGTAAGCGAATGATTAAAACTTTTAACGAAAGTGCTGCTATAGGAGTTTTACCAGCTCTTAGAGATGCAGTATTTTATGTAAAACGACTACATGAAGAACATGGGTATCGCTTCCATTGCATTACCAGTCTAAGCACCGACGAAAATGCTTATAAACTTAGAGAGATGAATCTAAAAAAACTCTTTGGCAAGACAGCGTTTGAAAAGCTTATTTGTCTGGAAACAGGCGCAGATAAATCCGAAGCATTGGCAGAATATAATAATACCAAATACTGGTGGATAGAAGACAAGACAGAAAACGCACATGCAGGATTAAATGCAGGATTACGACCTATCCTGCTTGAACACGGGTACAATATGAACGATCACTTATCGCGTGGTATTGAGCTCGTAAAGGATTGGAAAAAAATATATCAAAGCTTTAGGAATGCAGATTTCCAAAGTTATGATTTTGATAATTTGCGTAGAACAATGATTAATTATCTACGTCAAAATTATCCAGAAGATTTTAACGATTATATTGAATC